GTATAATTTTGTAGCAGACTCGCTATACATAGCAATCTTAGATGATGCCGGGATTGTTATTTCCTTTGTTCCATTTGAATATACTATCGTAGGCATTGATTTTTTTCTCCTATGATAACTTCTTTATGAGGACAGAGGCGCCTACGGCGCGACAAAAGCAGGGCGAAACCCGATAGTCGGGTGCCAAAGCGAACGAGCGAAAGAGAGATGCAAAGCGCCCACGCCAGCATGCGCACCATAGCCCCAGTCGCCACCCCGGAGCGGCAGCCGCTCACCGGAGGTGTTGGCATTTAGAGTGCCATTTGCCTCTTCGGTTAATGGAGCAGCTGCGGCATTAGTCAGCCTTGGCGCGATTAGTGCAGCCACCATCTGTTTTCTTGTCGCCAGTGCTAACCCATCATATCCAGCATCCATAGTCAATGCGTCCCATGTTACGCTAATTGACGCATCGACAACCCCAGCTGTATCCGATAGCTGCAGTGCCCCTGTGTCATTTTCGAAATATGCGAGTGTTGCGGCCCAGCTTGTGTCAACTTGACTGTAATAATTATCACTTGGCATATATATCCGCCCATCGTCAAGTTTTAAGCCGCCAACCCATTCCCAAATGTTACCAACCAAATCTGATATCCCAGCTATAGTTCCATCATGTCTAAATGATAAAGGACCAGAACCATTTAATATACGTGCATTTCCAAGAGCTTCTCCTGGATCATATGTACCCCCGTCTTGCCTTGTTCCAGTTTCCTGATACTCATCATACGCTCTACCGTAATTTGTGTTACCGCGTGGTTGAGCAGCTAATATCGAATCATCAACCTGTTTGATGATCCACCACGATACAGCAGCCCATTCCCAGTTTGTCATAAGATGCCATCCAGAACCCTTGTTGGTGCAATAAAGAGAAGCATTATCCCATGTTGCGCTAACTGTTGGATCAAGACCTGGGAGGGAACATGCCCGGCTGTTGTAGTTCCTTGCTTGAAATGCACCTATAAATATTTCCGCTTTATCGACCCCGTTTACAACAAACGCTGGGTGCCGTCCGGTTCCAAGATCGGCATCGATATCTTCCATGTTAAAAGCCGGAATTCTAACCATGGATGAAGGGTACCCTTGGTTGTCATAGAGTACTGTCATTTTCCCGCCGGTAGCAGCTTCGACCGATGCTCGCAGCGTATCGGGAAACGAGAGTGTTGGTGATTCGAACTGAGAAGGTTGCTCTGCTGCTGTGACTCCTTCAAGCAGTCCATCCCCAAGGAAATCCTCAAGAACTTCAACGGTCATTTGTTTTAATACACCACTCTGTTCCACTTCGAATACATCTGTAGCAGTTGCAGCAGTTGCTGAGACAGCTATATCAAATATTGGTTCTCTGGTAGAAGGCGTAGTCCCCACAGCATAAAGGACATTATCTGCTCTTGCATCTATTCTGACCTTCGTAGTCACAGAAAATGCAGCAGAAACATACTCTGTACCGGCTGTGGTTATGACATATAAAGTCCATATTGATGGCTGATTTGGATCATTTATTTGCTGGTATAATTTTGTAGCAGACTCGCTATACATAGCAATCTTAGATGATGCCGGGATTGTTATTTCCTTTGTTCCATTTGGATATACTATCGTAGGCATTGATTTTTTTCCTTTAGGCTATTAACCAATGAGATATGTTACATACGTTGCAACAGCAGTTTTACGGGTTCTGAACATTGCGGATGTTGCAGTTGCAACCGCCATAGTTCCCACTACGGTATGCCCAGTGGCAGCAGCAGCTACAGTAGTAGCATTCGCACCAGTGACTATTACTGACCAATCAAAAGAATCCCCAATATTCATCTCAAAAGAGGAATCCATAAGTGCCCCGGTTGGTAAGGTAAACGTTATTGCTGCGGTAGTGACTGTTACACAGATACCATTTGCTATTCCAGCAGCAACCGCTGCGGATGTTGCAGCAGCCGTGTTCGCAAAAGATTTTGGTGTTGCCTGTCCTCGTAATCCTCGTCTTTCCAAGATATTGGCTTCGGTGCCTTCCTGATATAGAACAGGAGATTTACTTGCTTCAATCCTAATCTTTCGTGCTACTGACGTAGCAGCCACTGTAGACTCAATCCCACCTGCTCCACTTGTGTTGAGTGTATAACTTCCTGGAAAGTTGGCAGGATCAGCTTCAATATAAACGTTAAAATCAGAATCTGAGTATACAGCTAAATCATCAAGGGCAGCTAAAGTAAACTCTGCTTTTCCCTGTGGGTATATTTTTGTTGACATCTTTTACGCTCCTTGCGTTTATTTATCCAATTCGATAGGTAACATACGTTGCAGCAGCAGTTTTCCTGGTTCTGAAAACACCAGAAGTAACTGTCACAACTCCCATAGCCCCAATTACAGTATGCCCAGCAGCAGCAGTAACAGTAAAAGTTCCAGCTCCAACTGTTGAATTAACTGACCAATCAAATGCTTCCCCAATCTTCATTTCTAATGAGGAATTCATTACCGTGCCTGTAGGAAGTGTTGCAGTTATACCCGCAGCAGCCGTAGTGGTAACAAGACCACTTGCTATCATTGCAGCAGTTAGGGCTCCTGTTGCATTAAGCACTCCAGGGGTTGCTTGTCCTCGTAATCCTCGTCTTTCCAAGATATTGGCTTCGGTGCCTTCCTGATATAGAACAGGAGAAGCACCAGCTTCAATTCGGACCTTTCGTGCTGCTGACGTAGCAGCCACTGTAGACTCAATCCCGCCTACTCCACTTGTGTTGAGTTCCCAATACTTAGGGAAATTAGCAAGGTCTATCTCAATGTATATCTTGAAATCGGAGATTGAAAAAACAGACAGATCATCAAGGGCAGCTAAAGTAAACTCTGCTTTCCCATGAGGATATATTTTTGTTGACATCTTTTATACTCCTATGTCACAAAGCCAACCCGAAGGTTGGCCTATTGCTATTATTGATTAAAGAGAAGAATACCAGCCATTTCGGGTTGTTTCATAACAACACCGAACAGGGTATCAAGCCTGTATTTGGTTTTCATGGTATTGATGTCATATTGTTTCTGCATCACCAATTCGATTCCCTGATCAGTAGAACCTCTCATCACAGCTGCACCAGCATTTTCAGGTACTGCGTATCGTCCGGGAAGAAGCTCAATAGCATCTTTCTGCCAGAAGGGGTTGATGGGTTTTGCTTCATCATTAAGGAAAACTAAGGCAGAAGTAGCTGAAGGAGTCCCAACAGTACAATTCTGATACTGAAGTTCAGCATCAGTACCACCCTGGGCGCTAATAAATGGAGGAGACATTGTTATTGCAGTACCGCTGTCAACAGAAATAACTCGGAAGGATTTCAGATTTCCAGTGCTCTGTTTTGTAATATGATGGACTGCATAGACAGTAGCAATCGTGAAAGAATCCCCGGCTACAATATTAGTGGTAGCAGATAGTGTTACCTGCTGGAATCTATTATCAACATTTGCCTTTTCACCAGTTGCAGACACTGAGGTTGCCTCGGGGACATAAATATTTGCACCACCAGCAGCAGTCGTAAAAGTTGCAGATCCTGCAGCATTGGCACAGGTATTTGCATAATCCAATTTGTAGGTCTCAAAGGATGCAATCCGCCCAACATAAGCATTACGGTAAGCATCTCTAACATCCCCGGAAAAAGTCTCTCGGTCTGCAAGATTTGCAGCCATTCCATTATAATCTGTGGTGCATAGCGCCAGGTAACGATCCCAGGCAGGAACACCTTGTTCATTCATAATTGCTTCTACCAATGCAACATTGGCAAACCCGGTAGCAGCAGCAGCGACAGGGACAACTAAAGTTCCTTGATTAGATGCAACATTCATTACGGCAATGTTGATATCACTGGCAAGTCGTTGTTTCGCGGCGGCACCAAGGCGATCTTCTTGAAGTGCATCCCGAAGTTCTGTTGCAGTTAAAATGAAAGGAACACTTTTATTGTAACCAAGGGTAGCAGGAACAGACAATTGAGTCATGTCCTGGAAGTTTGCAGTTTGGTCAGTTCCATCGAAACTCTGTGCTATGTAGGGCTGTGGTCTCCAAATAATATCCCCGGAGCGTTCCATGCTCTGTGAATCCGTTTTATATATAGACACGTTCTTGCTTAGAACAAGAGCATCATTGAAACCTTCCAAAAGTTGCTCGAAAGCAATCCGTTCTTCTTTATTAAACTCGTTAGCCATTTATTTATCCTTTGTATGAAGTTTTTTCTTGTAAGCAGCTATCTTGGTGTAATCGTTAGTTTTAGCTGCCTCATCTCGAAGTCGTTCTAAAGTCTTGTCTGCACTTCCAGATATACCACCTGACTTCCCGGAGGAAACCCTTTTTTCTGGTTTAGGTGCTCGTCTATCTGTTACCTTCAACTGAGACTCCAGCTTTGCGATTTTAAAAGCAAACTCTACAGGGTCTGTGATCTTTGAAAGCTCTTCGAGTTTCTTTGGGTTTTTACCCAAAGCGTAAACTAAAAGTGCTGAATCGTCTGCCCCCTGGACAATTATGCCCTGTTGTACTTGTGAAAAAGTATCTGATACAAGCGTCTCTGCATCCAAAAAATCCTTGAAGTTGTGTTCCTGCTTCAAATTAACATACTTCTCTTGACGAGTCTTATATGCTTTATTTTGTGCTTCAACTTCAGCAGTTCTGCGAGAAGCCTGTTCTTCAACTTTCTTTTTTCGTTCGTGGTATGCGATTACTGCTGCATCATACGCATCTTCATCGTATCCACTGGACTTTAAGGTAGGCTTTTCTCCAAGCTCAACGGGCTTTACTACCTCCGCTGACCTTTCCTCAAGCTCACGTTTAAGCCGCTTGTTCTCACCTTCCAGTTTCCTATTGACCTTACGAACTTTTTTGACCCATCCTGGGGTCTCTGGTTTATCTTCAGTCTCTTCGGGCTCATCATCCTCAGATACTGAATCTCCTATCGTAACAACTCGATCTTCGTCTTCATCTTCATCCTGGTCATTCTCAGGCTCGACTTCTTCGGAAACATCGGAATCCTCGACAATTTCCTCTTCTTCTTCAATAACGAGATCTTCGTCTATATCCATATTACATCATCCTTCTCTCAAATGCAAGTTTTATACTGCATTCGGTTTTCTATTGATTATTCCATCAATAGTTTTGATTTTATTTACGCCTATACCTGCGTAAGTTTCTGCCACTTTTGCCTTATTTAATTCGGTCTTAGAAAGAACCTCTTGTATCTCGGTTTGAGTCTTAGCAGCCTTTGCCTCCGACTCATCAGCCATGGCATTAAGAGCCCTGTCCTGTGGTTCAGGTTTTGCATTCTTTGCTGCTTCTGCCATCTGCTGCGCTTCTTCATCTGTGGGTTTTACAACCCCCATCTGAACAAGTTTTCTACGGAAGTATTCTCTTGCCTCAGAAATCCCATCTCCTTCCATGTTCATCATAGCCATAGCCTGAAGAACCTGTGCAGTTTCTGGATCTTGGGTTATCGCAAGCATCCCGGTAAGTGTTTGGACTGTTGCTGCTCTCATGGAAGCAGAAGAGGGTCCAACGTCGACTGCAACATCAAAAGTAGCTTTAGATAGGTCATTTGCTAAAGTTGGCTTTCCTTCTTCCATAGCAAGTTGTTGAAGTTCCACCACACCAATCTGCCCCATAGAGTCAATTGTCTTCATACTTCGGCCTTTTTCCACATAAACTTCCCTTGCCATGGAAAGCCAAATCTCACCCAACCTACGGATACCTTTGGAGAAGTTTGACATATAGATAAAGGACTGCCCATCTATGCTCTTTTGGATCATTTCATGTGCTTTTCCAGATACATGTGAGAGCATCTTATTTGTCTCACCTGAACCTCCCAGTAGCTCTGTCATATCCACATCAACCAACTGCATCAAAGCAGCAAGGGCTTGGGGGATCTGCGGGGGCTTTGTGTATGCAATTGGGCCAGATGGCATAGCCTGACCAGCAGCATCAGTAATTGGATTTACTAAAAGATATGGATAATTCTTAATGTTGTCCTCTGCCCACATTACCTCATGCTGTGCTACCTGCTCTGGTAGAAAAATTGGCTTCTCAACAGCAGAAAGAGAGGAAATCTCAGCCAACTTGGACGTAAGCATGTTTTTAAGCCTCTGCGTGTCCTTAACCAATCGCACATGCCCCATGCACCGTTCGATCAAGTCAACAAACCATCGTTTTCCATAAACAGGGATAATTGGGATATTCTTACCTGCAATAATTCCAGCATCCTCAAGTATCTCGTTCCCGTCAATAATATATTTGTGAACCTTCTTTTTCTTAACCTTTTTCTGCCGAAGCTCTTTTGAACCGATTGCAGCTAATTCTGCCTCAAGTTCCGGGTTTTCCTCAAAATCAACTTCGTGATACCGGACTTCTTCCCCAGTTATGTTTTGGAAAATACGAATAGTCTCTTTTAGCTCTTCCACAAGATAGTACTCTGCAATGTAGATAAGATCCGGGGAATACCAATCATATTCCACAAAATCTACTTTTTTTGAAAGAGATGTGGGTGCCTTCCCAAACTCATCCTCATACTCTTCGGGAGTCATGGAATACATTACGTAGCAATACTTAGCATCTGCCTTGTCCTGTCTCTTTGAGTCAAGATCAAAGAATACAGAGCTATCCGCATCATAAATCGGCTCTATCCGAATACGCTGACTTTCATTCTCATCATCTTCTTCATCTTCATATTCAGTAGTAACCCGCATGGCACCAAACCCACCACCAACGGCTTCCTCAAAAGCATTGTCATAGGCTTCCTCTGCCCCGGAGTCCTGTTCATCCGCACGAAACAGCCCATCACAGATATCTGCCAAGTTATCATTCTTAGACCCATCTTTTGAGATATAGTCGACTGCGATCCGGTTGTTCCGGTATTCATTGATGATCTTTATGACGGCGAGGTGAATCTTGTTGATCTCGAAGCGCGGAGAGTTCTCAAATTGTTCCCCTAAACTCCCTTCCCACTGAGCCCCAGCTATGGAATAGAACCTTCGGTCTCCTAGGCAAGAACGCCTTTCATCATACAGAGCACTCTGAATCCTGTCAAAATTAACTACTGCATCGGTATGTATATCCCGTTTGCGTTTTGAATCTCTCATTTTGTATTCCTTAGCATGTTACTGGTGGACCAGATAGTGAGCATGCACACACTCGCATTTGACCAGGTATATTATTGTTGCAATTTTTACAAGGATCTATAGCCTTTGGTAGCAACCCCTTAAAAATACCATCTTCTATGTAAACTATTTTGAAACCTGAATCAACTATGGTTGTTCCCTCTATTTTCATTGCGTGCTCTCCTTTCTAACCCCAGCGGTTAAGTACAGGGATAGAGTGAATTTTAAATTTATTCTTACGTTTCTCGATCTTAGCTTGGGTTATCTGTAAAGAGAGCATATACCTACATGCGTCGAGGCTGTGGTTATCTTTATCTGGGAACTTGCCTATTGGCTCACCAAAGCGGTCAACATTTAAGGCATAGTTGATAAACTCTTTTGCTGCAAGTGGGCATCTGATAGGATCAATGATGATCTCTTCTAAATCTTGCAAATATTTTGTTCCATGTTCTACGGAACCTGGGGCTTTGTCTGCTCCTACGACATTCATTTTCATATCCCTAAGCTCATCAATTTCTTTAGGGTTAGCAGAGTCCATCATAGTTACATCAGCTAACCTATCTGCTGATAGGTCTGCAAGTAACTTGGAGTTCTTAATTCCTATACCGGAGTACTCATAGAATAAACTAAGCGTTTTAGTTTTGGCATCAAAGTTTCCTTGTATAAAGCACATAGGATCTATTGTGTACCCCATGTCTAAACCCTGATATCTGTGGTCGAAATACGTAATTTCCTTATCTGTGATCGGCCTCAAAGTCACATTGTTGAAAACCTCTAAACCGGTTCCAGTTTCCTCTCCCAGATATTCATGCTTATAAGCATCCTCATTAACCTCTTTTAGATGCTCTGCATTAGTTAAAAAAGTATCCCCAAGCCAATCCTTCGGGACTGTTCGGTAATCCGAGTAATGCACCAACCTATTCTCTTTCGGGAGTTTCGATTCCGCATTCACCCAAGAACGTGCAGACTTCGGAGGGTTGTAGGAGAAAATGACCATTTGCCTTTTTGTAGTTCCACGGAGGATAGATTGCAAGATATTCCGTACCTCTGCCATACCGGTAAACTGGTCCACCTCTTCCATCCACACAAACTTTACATACCCTGTGGCGAGTTTGATTGACTTTATCTTCTTCGGATTATCTGCCCCTTTGAAAATAATCATCTGCCCTGTAGGCTCATAAATAACCTTGAACGGCGATATCTGGAACTTAAATAAGTGATCCACTCCAAGTATATGTGTCGCCCACTGAAGTTGAGCAAATACAGAATCCCGGATTTCATTCTCAAACCGTCTAAAGGCAATTCCATTAGCCTCTGGATCTTTTATAAGTTCCAAAATACATTCTATGGAGGTAAAGGAGCTTTTACAGCTTCCACGGCCACCACGCAGCCATATTTCAGTTAACTCGTCTTTTTTAAGCTCTTTATGAAGATCATAAAAACTTGGTGCAATGCACTCGCTTATCTTGACATTCATTAGGTGTAAAAGTCCGGGGCTTTCGCTTTCGTTGCCATATTGGTAGATTGGTAATGGATATCCACATAATGAATAAACACATCAGGTACAGCACCTGAGCTTGTGATATTATTGGTGGTCATTTCTAACCTTACGAATATCACTCCATCAACCTCCAAATCCCCCCTTGTTAGCTGCAATCCTGCGGGAGCCGCTGCGGAGTACTGAGCCTCACTAATAATATGCTGATACTGTGTTGTTGAAGCAGTCCCTATAAAAGTACCCGTAACAGGTGCTTGAAAAGGTGCCTGGTTAAACCCTTTAGCATAACTACTCTCTGCGGTAAACGTGACTGTCCCACCAGTGACCAAGGTAGATATATGACTCCAGTGAACATGCAAATACAAATCTGTTCCAGGGGTATAGTCATGAGGAATATGAAACTCAAGGATAGCCTCATCACCTGCTGCAAATAAGAACTGGTCTATACCACCCCGATATGTTGTCCTCGTAGGCTTATTTGAACCACCTGCATCGGTGATATTCCCAAGTAAATCTCTCCACCCAAAAGTAGGCGCAGCAGTGTCCACCTTAATTCCAATATTGGTTGTCTTCGGGATTATGAGGCTCTGCTCGATAGTAATATTTCCAGATGAATCCCGGTTAAGCGTTGAATTAGTATCGAACCTATCATCCGCTTCATTCCAATACGGGATACCTGTATCATCAAGGCCATCAAACTTCTTATTAAGTTCTGCAACTTCACTTATGGTTGGGTTTGATGGGGTTTGTTGGATATCTTCAAGGACTTTTTTAATCTCCGCAACTTCACTATTGAGCGAGTTGGTAGGTGGGGTGATAAACGGATCTTCCATAGCATCTACTTCTAGCTCCAAAGTATCCAAATCTATCCCCATAGCTGTAACAACTGCTGTCAACGCAACTAAATCTATAGCTATCTCCGTCTCATCAGCCGGGATGAGTGAGTTCATATACTTAATAAGCCGCTCAAACTGAACAAGGGTACTGTGATCTTTGATAAACAGAGAAAGTTGCCGCCTAGTCAGCTTTAAATTTGTGTTTGGGGCCACTTAGACATCATCCACAATCTGCACAGATGCTGTCACAGTGAGATCTTTCTTCTCCACAAACATACTGCGGTACTTAGCCAACATCTCAGATGCTTTCAGGCGATCAGCAGGACGAGCCTCCGTATCATTGCGAATCTCTATCCAAAACTTCACATTACCAAGTAGATCCTTTTCGAGGGGGCCCAACTGCTCCTGCACATATGCTTCAACCATTTCCTTGACCTTCGGGAGCTTCAAGAGCTTGGAGGCCTGTACAGAAGCAGTTTTTCGCTGGGTTGTCTTTCCACCTACCTTCGCAGATGCACGTAGGTACGCTTCAGTTCCATTAAAATCAAGGGGGTACTCCTTCGTGAACTGCTTCATTATGGGAGATAATTTCTTTCTACTCTCTTCATTCGTCATGTAGGTAGTATAGCCTAACAATAGGAGTAAAACAAGTATTATTCCCTAAACCCTGTAATACGCAATTCCTTTTTTTCTGAGTTGTAGTGGTATTCTTTGAACTCATCAGGGTAGATCTCCCTCACTGCATCCCATAGTTTTTTCTGGGCCACTTCTAACTGCTGTGCTGCATAATTGACGAGGGTTTTTGCTAGGGCTATTTCCTCTATGTGAAAATCCATCACTTCAATCTGGTCATCTGTTAAAACGAGCTTATCTTCAATCATTTTCCACCTCTTTGTTAGTTTCGTGCGATTCCAGCGTTTGCCCAAAAATTGGTTATTGCCAATGACTGTTCCCGGCCTTGAGGGACAATATCTTTGATCAGGCATGCTAAGGATTTTGCAAGAGCACGTATTTCCTCATACTTTGCTTGCT